TGATACTCAGCTGGTTGATGAACTTGAAGACAAGATGAAACTTATCGAGTTGATTGCTACAATGGCATACGATGCCAAGTGTAATCTAACTGACATCTATTCATCAGTTCGGACTTGGGATTGCCTCCTATACAATCATCTTCTAAAGAAAAAAATTATGATTCCCCAGAAGCGTGAGAATCAGGGACGCACGATTGAGGGTGCATATGTTCAACAGCCTGAGATTGGTGAGTATGACTGGGTCTTGAGTTTTGACGCCACCTCTCTATATCCTTCAATCATTATGCAATACAATATGTCCCCTGAGACTCTGGTTGCAGAAGCACCAATTGATACGACGGTTGATCGACTGTTAGATCGGGAAACTAAAATTGACACTGAGCATGCCATGGCTGCTAATGGTGCTAAGTTCTTACGAGATAAGCAGGGTGTGTTTGCTGAGATTACTCAAACCTTCTTTGACGATCGTCAGAAATACAAGAAGCTGATGAAAGAAGCTGAACGTGAGTATGAGAAAACAAAAGACCCATCGCTAAAAAGTAAGATTGCCAAATACAACAACTTCCAGATGGCTCGTAAAATTCAGCTTAACAGTTTGTATGGTGCACTCGCCAACCAGTATTTCCGATACTATGATGATAGGATTGCTGAGGGTATTACGTTATCTGGTCAGTTTATTATCCGCGAGACTGCCAAGGCACTTGATGAATATCTTAACGAAGTCTGTGGGACTGAGGGTGAAGTTTATTCTTTCTATTCAGACACTGATTCTTGTTATATTACTCTTGACAAATTGGTTAAAAAGTATTACAGTGGTCTTAGTAAGGAGAAGATTGTAGATCTTCTCGACAAGATTGCTGAAGAAAAGATTGAGCCAGCTATCAACAAAGCTATGAAGAAGTTGGCTGAATATACAAATGCTTATGAAGAAAAGATCTTCTTCAAACGTGAGGCGATTGCCGACCGTGGTATTTGGGTTGCTAAGAAGAGATATGCTCTCAATGTCTGGGACAACGAGGGCGTTCGTTATGAGGAGCCAAAGCTAAAGGTTATGGGTCTAGAGATTGTTCGATCCTCTACTCCTGCCCCTGTCCGTGAGAGTTTGCGCCAAGCGGTTAAACTCTGCCTGACACAAGATGAAACTGCCCTGCAGAAGTTCGTTGAAGATAACTGGCAAGACTTCAAGAGTCGTAAAGTTGAGGAGATTGCTTTCCCTCGTGGTTGTAACAATCTAAAAAAATATTCTTCAACAGCAGATATCTATGCTAAAGGCACACCTATACAGGTTCGTGGTGCATTACTATATAATAACCTGTTGAGAAAAAATAAACTCGAGATGAAGTATGACCCTATCAACGAGGGAGATAAAATCAAGTTTGTTTATCTTAAAGAACCTAACACACTTGGTGAGAATGTAATCTCGTTTGCATCAAAAGTCCCGACGGAGTTTGACCTCCACAAGTATGTCGATTATGACTTGATGTTCGAAAAAGCATTTATCGAACCACTAAATACGATTGCTGAAACGATCGGCTGGAGAACTAAACCAGTCGCGACACTAGAGGATTTATTTGCATAATGTATCAAATTGACGTGAAAAAATTTATGGACGCCTGTGATCAACCTTCAAATCAAGGTCTTGATGACAAACAAGCGTATCTGTATATGGATCTCATTCGCGAGGAATGGGAAGAAACCAAAGAGGCATATGCCAATCAGGACTTAGTTGAGGTTGCGGACGGTCTAGCTGACATGGTATGGGTAATTATGGGGCTTGCCAATACAGTTGGTATCCCATTCGACGATGTATGGCGTGAAGTCAAAGCATCGAATATGAGTAAATGTGTAGATGGCAAGGTTGTGAAGAATGATGCTGGTAAGGTAATGAAACCAGATACATACTTTAAGCCGAATATTAAAGAGGTATTATCATGAGTCTAATTGACAAACTCAAAACAAATTCTACAATCAAGGATTCTAACATCCTATCTAAATCTAAGTTCTTCAACACGAAAGACTTAATTCAAACTTCAGTGCCTGCATTGAACGTAGCATTGAGTGGTCGTCTGGATGGCGGGTTGACTCCTGGATTGACAGTTTTCGCTGGTCCAAGTAAACACTTCAAAACTGCATTTGCGATGCTGATGATTAAGGCATACCTCGAAAAGTATGATGATGCTGTCGTATTGTTTTACGATTCAGAGTTTGGTGCACCACAGGGTTACTTTGATAGTTTTGACATTGATACAGATCGTGTTATGCACACACCGATTACTGACATTGAACAGTTGAAGCACGATATGATGTCACAGTTGAATAATATCGAGCGTGGTGACCATGTCATTGTAGTCGTTGACTCGGTTGGTAACTTGGCTTCCAAGAAAGAAGTTGATGATGCACTCGATGGTAAGTCAGTTGCGGACATGACTCGTGCTAAACAAATGAAGTCTTTGTTCCGTATGATTACACCTCACTTGACGATTAAGGATATCCCTGCTGTGGTTGTGAACCATACCTATATGGAGATCGGTATGTTCCCGAAAGCAATCGTATCGGGTGGCACAGGTATCTACTACTCGGCTGACAACATCTACATCATCGGTCGCCAGCAGGAGAAAACTGGCACTGACGTTACTGGCTATAACTTTATTATCAATGTTGAGAAGTCTCGATATGTCCGTGAGAAGTCGAAGATTCCGATCGAGGTGTCTTTCGATGGTGGTATCAGTAAATGGTCTGGGTTGCTCGACATGGCTCTTGAATCTGGGCATGTGGTAAAACCTAAAGTTGGGTGGTATCAGGTAGCTGCTAATGGAACAGATAGTAAAAACTATCGTGCCAAAGAGACACAGAATAAAGATTTCTGGTTGCCTATTCTTTCTGATAAGACATTCACTGATTGGATTGAGTCTCGTTACCTGATTTCAACTGGCAGCATTATGCAAGATGAAGTCTCGGAAGAAGATATTGCTGAGGCATATGGCGACGATGAGTAGTGGTTGGCATTTGCGTATGACTTGCGATCGTTGCAGTCGCAAGATTATGGATGATGAACCAGCCATGGTATTTCAACGCCCAGAGGGTGACTTGGGGTTGTGTGAAGAATGTGTAGAAGAAGTAAAAGCGGAGTTTATTGATGAGAATAGAGACACAAATTTTATCGAATCTGGTGACTAATGAAGAGTATGTCCGAAAGGTCGTTCCCTTCCTGAAAACTGATTACTTTACTGAAACTGATGATAGGATTGTATTTGAGAAGATATTTTCTCATGTTGCAAAATACAATAATCCACCGAGCAAAAGTGCACTGCTGATTGCTCTACAAGACGATAGAAAAATTAGCGAGGATCTCTATGTCCAATGTGAATCACTCATCAACTCACTCAACGAAACTGCACCTGATCAGAACTGGCTTGTCGACGAGACTGAAAAGTTTTGTAAAGATAAAGCAGTTTATAATGCCATTATGGATAGTATTCAGATTATTGATGGCTCCGATACTGATCGTTCTAAAGATGCTCTTCCTTCCCTTTTATCCGATGCTCTTGCCGTTGGTTTTGATAACAACATCGGTCACGATTATATTGAGAACGCTAGTGATCGGTTTGATTTTTACAATCGGGTTGAAGAAAAGATTCCTTTCGATCTCGAATTCTTTAACAAAATTACGGGTGGCGGTCTACCCAACAAAACACTGAACATTGCACTCGCTGGCACTGGTGTCGGTAAGTCGCTGTTCATGTGTCATGTCGCTGCTGCATGTATCACTCAGGGCAAGAACGTTCTGTATATCACTCTTGAGATGGCTGAAGAACGGATCGCCGAGCGTATCGATGCGAACATGATGAATGTTCCGATTCAAGATCTCAAGGATCTACCCAAGAAAATGTTTGACGATCGCGTCAAAAAAATTAATGATAAGATTGACGGTAAACTTATCATTAAAGAATATCCTACTGCCTCTGCGCATGCAGGACACTTCAAGGCATTGTTGGAAGAGTTGAAGCTGAAACGCTCCTTCGCTCCTGACATTATCTTTATCGACTACCTAAACATCTGCACAAGTAGTCGCTTCCGTGCTGGTTCACAAGTAAACTCTTATACGATTATCAAAAGTATCGCCGAGGAACTTCGGGGTCTTGCTGTTGAGTATGACCTGCCGATCGTCTCCGCTACACAAACGACTCGGTCTGGCTATGCTAATAGCGATGTCGATCTCACCGATACTTCTGAATCGTTTGGTCTGCCTGCAACTGCTGACCTGATGTTTGCTTTGATCAGCACGGAAGAACTTGAAGCGCAACAGCAAATTATGGTCAAGCAGTTGAAGAATCGTTACTCTGACCCAACAGCTAACAAGCGATTTATGGTTGGTGTTGATCGGTCTAAGATGCGATTGTTTGATTTGACTGACGAGGTTCAGAAAACTATTAGCGATAGTGGTCAAAATGTTAGTGGTGCTGTCTTTGATCAGGGTGACTTTAACGCTCGTATTTCTTCAGATTACGGTGCGATAAAGTTATAAATAGATAACTACAAGGAGAATATTATGCTTAGTGGATTATTAGGAAGTGTCTTAGGATTTGGCGGTTCAGTCGTTCCCGCAATCACAGACCATTTTAAACAAAAGAACGAACAAAAATTCGAACTC